GATTTGCGCAGGGAAAATCAAAGATCCGTCTGGCGTGAAGCGCAAAGATTTCAAAGGCCCAAAGCCAAAAGATATGAATGCAGGTGGCTTTGTGGCTAAACGTGCTCGCTTGATAGATCCCAAGGGTTTCAGCGGCATGATGCCCAGTAAACGTGGGAGAACGAGACTCTCATGAGCCTGAAAGAGTGGTTTGGCAAAGGCCCAAAAGGTGATTGGGTAGATATTGGGGCGCCGAAGAAAGGCGGTAAGTTCCAAAAGTGTGGCCGTGCCAAGGCTTCAGGATCTAAGCGTAAGTATCCAAAGTGCGTGCCGAGGTCAAAAGCTAAATCCATGACCGAGGGTGAGCGGCGTAGTGCTGTTGCGCGCAAGCGTGCAAAGCCACAAGGTGTGGGCGGCAAGCCAACGAACGTAAAAACTATTGTAAAGAAAGCTA